TGATCTCGTCGTCCACGATGACGCGGAAGTTCCCCTCGAGCGGGAACGGCGTGAGCACATCGTCGGCGTCAACGACCGCCATCGCAAGATCGGTGTCGTCCATGTCGGCCGACAGGAGGGAGGAACCGAGGTTCGAGAAGGTTTCGGCCATCAGGACCCCGGCTGGCTGATGGTCCATCCCGTGATCGTGACGCCCACGGTCGAGACGAGCCCGGTGTCGTTGATCTGCATATCACCACCACCACCCGTCGCGGTGACCGAGCCGTCGATGACCGTGGCCGCGTTGGAATCCATCAGTCGATACCAACCAGCGGTCCCCGTGGCCGATGCGGCGACCGTGAGGGCTGGAGTGACGTCAACGGTGGCGACGCCTGCCACGGCGGCACCGAACGCGGGGTCGGAGAACGTGAACGTCGCGAGCACCGTCCCGGTAGCGGCGTTGTCGGCCGACGCGGGTTGGGAGCCGGAGCGGATCTGCGCGACGGCAGGGCCGGCGCCTGCGTTGGAGAGCGCCGTCAGCGCATCCAGCATGGCGTTGCGAGCACTGAGCGGCAGCCGGGTCGTCATGCCCACTTCACCCCTTCGGTCTGTGCGCTATCGACGACGAGGAGCGTCCCGTTCGTGCCCACGGCGAAGCGCGTGATCGTGTCGTTGGCTGTTCCGACGAGCAGATCCCCCTTGACGTTCACGAGCGCGTCCGTGAGGTACTGCGTGTGGTCGTCGACCTCCAGCGCAGCGTAGGAGCCATGGTCGCCCGCGTCGAGCACGGTGAGGAACGTGGATGTCCTGCGGATACGTCCGTCACGTCCTGTGCCCAGACCGCCCGAGTTCCCGATGCGACCGCGACGCCCCATCTCACGTGACCGCCAGGATGGAAACGACCACCGTCCCGGAGGCCGTGATGCCGTAGAGGTCGTCCCCGCCTCCCAGCGGACCGATCGTGATCGACTCACCCGCAGCGAGCGAGTACCCGGTCCCCGTCGTGACACCGGACCCGCCGAGGTCTATCGCGGCTGATGCGTGGGTGTTCTTCACGATCACCGATAAAAGCTCCGTCTCCCAGCCGGTGGCTGGAGCGGCCCCGGTCACTATCAAGGTCGCGGACGTGGTTACAGATACTCGCGAACCAGCGAACGCCATCTCTTACTTCGCCTTCGGCTTGGTCTGGGCTGCCTTCGGCTTCGGTTCCGGCTCGGGCACAGCCCGCGGGTCGAACTCACCCTCGGGCACGTCGACCTTCGGCTCGTGGCCCTTCTTCCAGCGCCACTCCTGGACGTCGCCCACCTGCTCGTAATAGCCGTCTTCCTCAGGCATGTCGCCTCCTACAGTCCGAGGTCGACCGCACCGACGGTCAGGCCGGTCACCGACGAATACGTCACGGTCAACGCGCGGCCCTTGTAAACGCCACCGCCCAACCTGTAGACCGCCGTCTGAGACGTGATCGCGGACTGTGCCACGCCGTCGATCGTGATCGTGGTCGGCGTCGCACCGACGGTGGCGACGAGCACCGTGCTGAGGCCCCATCCACCCGCGACCGTTCCCGAGACGACCGTGTCGCCGCCTCCTGATGCCGCCGCCGGCGTGTATCCCGTGCCGACAGGTGTGACCGCGATGACTGCCATCGTTCCTCCTTGGTCGATGGAGCAGGGAGGGGCCGAAGCCCCTCCCATCGGTTGCTTACGTGATGCGGATCCCCGACAAGCCCACCGGCCGGATCAACGCCGTACCGAAGTAGGCGAAGATGTTCAGCTCGATGTTCGCCGGGCCTTGCTTCTCCTCGAACCGGAAGGTCAGCAGCGGAGACTCCCACACCCACAGGTCGGAAGCCTTGATCAGGAACATCTGCGAGTCCCCCGCCGCCACTCCGGTCATCGCCCAGGCCGGGCGGAACCGCAGCGAATCGACCTGATACCCCGCCTGCACCGGGTCAGCCACGCCTGCGGCGTTCATGCCGCCCGTCCACGGGAACAGCGGACGCTGCGTGGTGTCGACGGCCTGCGCGAGCCTTGCGGTTGCGCCCTGACCCATCGCGGCGCCGGTCGGAGCCGCGAACCGCGCGAACCAGTAGTCCGCGACGGCCTTGCGGATCGCCTTGACGAGCGTTTGGTTGTCCGTGCCGCCCGCCGTGGTGACCGCCTGCGCCCCGGAGGGAACGAAGCCAGACGTGATGGTGCCACCTGCACCTGACGCACCGTTGAGGAGCGTGTAGACGATCGTCTCGGTCTGCCGCTCGTAGGACTCCCGCATCTCGGCGAACGCGATCTGGTCGATCGCCGGGTTCGAGCTGTCCACGATCTCACGGGTGAGCACGATGCGCCCCGAGATGGCTTGGGGCGTAACGACCTGCGGAGCGAACGCCAGCGCGCCGTCCGACGGGTTCGTGCCTTCCACATGTGTCGCGGAGCCTGTCGTCACCGATGTGAACTTCGGCACCGTGAACGGCGTCGCGTTGGCGATCGTCCCCTGAGAAGCCAGGGACACCAACGGACGCTCGCGGAACAGGTCCGACACGTACAGGTCCGGCCGGTAGCCGGGCGGGATCAGCGAAGCGGCTGAGGTCGTGGTCTGCGGCGCGAAGTGCAGCGAGTGATGCACGACCTCGGCCATGTCCTCGGACTGTGCGCGGAACTTGCGGAGCCGATGGATCGCGTCCTCGTCGTGGTCCCGTGCCGCGGCCCATGCGTCACGCACGAGCGAGTCGCCACGGCCATCGAACGTGTAGACCGAGGGCTCCTTGAGCGTGGAGTAGCGTGCCGCCCTGACCGTCTCCGGGCCCTGCTCCGGTGCGCCGATGTTCTCGAGCGTGGCGCGGATGCTGGCGTCCAGTGTCTCCGTGATCCCCTTGCCGAACTGCGACATGAATTCCTCTTGGTTCTTCGCAACCCGATCGGCGAGAGCGGTGAGATGCGCCTCGAAGTCGACCGGCGCCTCGGCCCCCTGCGGGTTCTTCAGTTCCTCTGTCATCGTTCCTCCTTGTCGAGCCGCCGCAACGCGGTCAGCTCGAGCGTCATCGAACGCCGGGAACCCCGTCAGGGCTACGCCCGCCAACCGTCCTAGCGTTACCAGTCGGACCTGCTCGTTCTCAGGGTCGGGCTGCCAGCCATCTCCGTCATCGAAGTCAACTTCGATGGAGAAGCCATCGAGGACACCGTCCTCGGCCAATGCCAGCGCCTTGTCACCCTCGTCTCCACGAGCCACCTTGAACGTCGCTTCCAGCCCGTCGACCGTGTTGTGCAGTCGAGAGGCATACGCGATGGGCTGCGTGTGATCGTGGTTCATGTTCAGCTTCACGCGCCGGGTGTCGGCCCAGCGAAGTGAACCCTTGGCGAACTTCCACTTGGCGAACCCGGAACGAGCCACCTTGTTCCACGGAACGACGATCCCCGAGATGGTCCGACGCTCGACGTCTGCAGAGAAGCTTGCAGCGACCTCCTCGTCCTCGGCGAACGTGATCGGCTGTTCGGTCATGTGACCTCCGCCTTCTTGTCCACCGGGACGGGCGCGTTCATCGGGTCGGTGGCCGCACGCTCGGACGGGGTCAGGCGGGGGCGGTTCTCCAAGTCCCTGATCTCATCCAACGTGTACGCGCCCACCTTCACACCGATCGAATAGGCTTCCATCCGTGTCCTCGTATCTGAGCGTAGGAAGCCGTCAAGGTTCACCTTGGCCGTGTACCCCCTCGGAGTGACGTCGCCCATCGACAGTCGCTGCTCGATCGCGCTCATGTACGGCGCGAACGTGAAGTCCAGCAGGTCCAGCCGGCGCTGTTCCGCGTTCTGATACGTGCGCGAAGTTGTTGAAACTCCGAGGTCTTCGGGGTCGATCCCCGCGGCGCGGGCGATCTCGAGGACCGCGTGTTGTCTCTGATCTGCGAGCTGGATCTGTTCGGCGTTGAACTGCATCGTCTTGAGTTCCCACGCCGCGCCCACGTATCCGGTCACCCTTCGAGTCCGTGCCGCCTCCCACTTGTCGAGGAGGTTCGTGATCGTCTCGTCGTCCTCTTTCGGCCGCAGTCCTTCACGCGGAGAGAAGTAGCCCAGGGGAATGGGCTGGTCTGCGTATCCAGAGGCTGTGCGGTCGAGCGTCAAGCACACGCGGATCGCTCGAGCGGCGTGAACCAGAAGCGGCGGGTTGGGCGAATCGAAGCGGATCACCTCGTTATCGTTCACGGGGTAGCCGTCGATGTAGACACGCACCGGGCCGACGGGGTTGCTGGGGCTCGAGCCGTTCACGGGCGGGAACCAGCCCTGGACGCGGACCCGCCGTGGGTCGATATGCGTGGCGTAGGTGGGGTATCCGTGCCAGCCGACTTCGAGCACCCGCCACCAGCTGATCCCCTCGAACAGCAGATCCTCATACGTCTCTGCCATCGTGACGACGTTGGGGATATCAGGGTCGATCTGCTCCAAAAGGGTCGTCGGGGACGCGATGTGGTGGTCCTTGTCGCGGATATGGATCGGCAGGCGCGCCAAGGTCCCAGCGATGAGATTCC